ATTGCCGGCGCCACGGTTGCACTGCCGTGGGTGACGGCTTACGTGAACTGATCGCCCGTAAGGGCATTTCTTGAACCCGCTCCGTGCGGGTTTTTTCGTTTATGGAGACCCAATGACGATCATCAACCCCAACATCGTGAAACCTCCCTTCGTGAGCTTCGAGCGCGTCGGCGTCTACGACCGCGAGAAGAGCGAGGAGACCGGATATTACTGCACCAAGGATGTGGATTACATCTACGTGACCCCTGCCGGCACCAAGGACCGCTATCCGTTCATCGCGGAGCGGTTCATCGCGGACAAAAAGGCGCTGTCAGCGAAAGGCGATCCGTACTGGTCGAAGTATTGGGAGCCGATCAAGAAAAGCTACGAAGCCTGGAAGAACGGTCAGGATGTCCCGGTAGACGGAACCCCGATCAAGGCGTGGCCGTTGCTTTCCCCGGCCCGTCAAAAGGTCTGGGAGCACGCGAACTACCGCACCGTCGAGGAAATGGCGGAAGCCAACGAAGAAGGCTTGGCGAATGTCGGAATGGGGGCGCGTGCCGAGAAGGAAAAGGCGCGGTCATGGCTTAAGACCCGCGCGGACACTTCCAAGGTTGCCAGCGATAACGCGGGGCTCAAGGAAAAGCTCGAAGCGGCTGAGGAACGGCTCCAGGCCAACGAGGATCTGATCCGGCAGCTCAAGTCGCAGTTAGACCGGCTGTCGAATGCGCGTATTGCCGCAGATCCAGTTGAGGAGGGCGAGGAGATCAGCGCCGCCGAGATCCTTGATAAGCCCAAGCGCGGGCGTCCCCGAAAGGCGGCCTAAATGTCGCTCCTGACTCTCGTGCAGGGGGTGTGCCGGCGGATCGGGTTGCAGGTGCCGAGCGTGGTCTACACGTCCACGGATCAGCAGATCCTGCAGCTCATGGAGATCGCCAACGAGGAGGGCCAGTCTCTTGCCGAGCGTTACCCCTGGCAAGCCCTGATCAACGAGGCCACGCACACATCCCTTGCCGCCGAGAGTCAGGGCGCGATCACCTCGATTGCGACCAACGGGTTCAAGTACATCCTGAACAACACGATCTGGAACCGCACCGAGCAGCGGCCGATCTACGGAGCCCTGACCCCCGCTGAATGGCAGATGTTGAAAGCCTCCTCCGTCACCGGACCCTTCGAGCAGTTCAGGATCAGGGGCGGGACACTCCGAATCAACCCCACGCCCACGGCCGGGCAGACGTGGGCCTTCGAGTATGTGTCCAAAAACTGGTTGACCGATTCCGCAGGAACGACTTACCGCTCCGCATGGGGGGCGGATGACGACGTAGGGCTCCTGGATGAAAACCTGATGGCGCTAGGCGTGATCTGGCGCTGGCAGCAGGCCAAAGGTCTGGAATATGCGGAGGCCATGCAGAAATACGAGCTGCAGGTCGAGAACGCGACGGCGCGGGATAAGGTGCCGGCCGTGATCAGCATGGACGGGAATTTCACGCAGAAAACGCACGGGCTCGTCATTCCTAACGGGAACTGGTCGGTGTGAGGAAGGCACTTGTCTCTCGCAGGGGCAGGCGGGTTTCCAATACCGTCTCGCTTCCGGCTCCAGTGGGAGGTCTGAACGCCCGAGATCCGTATGCGTCGATGGATGTCCGGGATGCGGTGATCCTGGAGAACTTCTTCCCGCACCCGAACTACGTGGAACTCAGATCGGGGTCTTCCAATCACCTAACGGATTCCGGGAGCGCGATTTCCGGTAACGGCGGTATCCAGACCCTGATGGCGTACAACACGGGGTCTGGGGCTCAGAAACTTTTCGCCGCCAATACCATCGCGATCTACGACGCAACCAGTGCCGGGTCTATCGGCGCTGGTGTCGTCACCAGCATGACCTCCGGGCGCTGGCAGTACATCAACTTCTCGACCACGGGTGGGGCGTATCTCTACGCGGTCAACGGCGCCGATAAGCCCCAGCTCTACGACGGCACGAACTGGACGGCGATTGACTCCGGGAGTACGCCTGCAATTACCGGGGTGACGACAACCAACCTGATCCATGTCAACGCCTTCAAGAACCGGATCTGGTTCATCGAGAAAACTTCACTCAAAGCTTGGTATCTGCCGACCTCTGCAGTCGGAGGTGCCGCAACGCTGTTTGATTTCCGCTCGATCTTCACGCGCGGCGGGTATCTGATGGCGATGGGAACCTGGACGCTGGATGCCGGCTACGGCATGGACGACCACGCCGTCTTTATCACTTCCGAAGGGGAAGTCGCGGTATACCGGGGCACAGATCCGGCGAGTGCCGCGACCTGGGCGCTTGTCGGCAAGTTCCAGGTCGGTGCCCCGATCGGACGGAGGTGTCTGGCGCAGTACGGATCGGATCTCGCGGTGATCTGCAAGGACGGGCTGATCCTGTTGAGTAAGGCTCTACTGACCTCGCAGGTCAACAAAGCCGCTTCTTTGACTGACAAGATCCTGCCGCTGATCTCCGACGATCTGGTGTCCTACGGCTCGACCTTCGGCTGGCAGGTCCTGTTACATCCTATCGGGGATGCCCTGCTGTTGAATGTCCCGGAATCGGCTACCGCAGCGCATCAGTACGTCATGAACACGATCTCCGGGGCGTGGTGTAAGTTCACGGGCTGGAACGCCCTGTGTTTCGAACGCTACAACGACAACATCTATTTCGGCACTTCCTCTGCGGTGGTGAAAGCCTTTACAGGGGTGGCTGACAACAGCACGAACATCAACGGCAACGCGCTGCAGGCTTTCAACTACCTCGGCAAGAATACGGCTTTGAAGCATTGCACGATGATGCGGCCCATGCTTGGCATGGACATCGGCGCAGGTATCTTGGTCGGCGTGAACTTCGATTTCGACACCTCCGATCCGTCTGGGTCTCCGATCCTGCCGACTTCCGCAGCGGGTGTCTGGGATACCGGGACCTGGGATTCCGCGGTCTGGGGCGGTGATCTGACGATCAGCAAGAACTGGCTACACGCAGATGGGATCGGCTATGCGGTAGCCCCTCATATCAAGGCGCAGACGAAGGTCAGCCGCGTGGTGTGGTACGCCACAGACCTCGTGTATCAGGAGGGTAATGTCCTGTGATCGATATCCTCTACGATTCTCCCGAAGTGTGGTTTAACTGCGAGTGTGGTGAAAGCCTGACGCTCAAGCATGACCGGGAACGGAAGGAGTGCAAGTGCGGGAAGGTCTACGAATTCGCGCATCGCGTTGCGGAAGTGAATGAGAAGAACGATCCACGGCCCTGAACACAACCAGAGGATCGCGCAGTTCGTCGCCGAACAGTTAGGTCACAAAGAGGGCTTTGCAAGATTCCAGGCCATCGGGATCGAGGAAGACGGCGAGATCATCGCTGGCGCCACCTACGACTATTACAACGGTGCGTGCCTGAACATGCATATTGCCTCGAAAGGCAAACAATGGATAACACGGGAAGCCCTGCACTTCGCGTTCTGGTATCCGTTCGTCCAACTCGGTGTAAAACGCATTAACGGTTTCATTCCGGCCTCACGAAAAGAGGCCATTCGATTTGCCGAACACCTCGGCTTTGTTCACGAGCATACCCTGAAGCATGGTGCGCCAGACTGCGACATGTTGCTTTACCGGATGCTGAAAGATGAGTGTCGCTGGTTAAACATGAAGGTGAGATATGTTCAGACCTGACGCAATCGTTCAGTCCAAGATAAGGCTTGGCGCACGGTTCAATCGCGTGCATTTCTTCGACAGTCCCGATCCGCCTCCAGCTCCCGATTACACCGGGGCCGCACAGCAGACCGCCGCCGGGAATCTCCAGAATGCCCGTGTTGCCACGCGAGCAAACCGTCCCACACAGATCACGCCGTTCGGCACTATGACGTGGACGGAGGGTCCGAACGACAGGTGGACCAGCCGGATCACGCTTGCGCGCCCCGTTAATCAGGCGCTGCAGAAACAGCTTGGTTTGACCAACCAGTACGGGGATATTGCCTCCGGGCTGTTCTCTGACGTGCAGGGCGCCTATGCGCAGGGATTCGGCGAAACAGATTGGGATCAGTACCGCGCCGATCAGCTCGAAAAAGCCTACGCCCGCCAGATGCCGCAGTTCGATACCGAACGGGCCGCACTGGAAAACCAGCTTGTCAACCAGGGCATCACGCGTGGATCTGAGGCATGGGATAAGGGGATCGGAGACTTCGACCGCCGGGTGAACGACTACAGGCTGGCCGCGGATCTCCAGGCTGGCAGCAATGCCGAACAGGCCATGCGGATGGCGTCCTATCTCCAGGATCGCCCGTTACAGGTGGTCAATGCTCTCAGGACCGGAGCCCAGCCGCAGATGCCGGAATTCGGCAACTTCTCACAGCAGGCAGCGGTTCCGGGGGCTGACCTGCTTGGAGCCGCTAACGCCCTCTACGGCGCGCAGAACAACGCCTATCAGGGCCAGCTCGGCTCCTACAACAACATGCTATCCGGTCTGTTCGGGCTCGGCGGTGCCGCGCTGGGAGGGCTCTACCGATGACGACCATTGCACAGGAGGAAGTCCTGCGCCGGATGCGGCTTGCACAGGCGCTAAGAGATCAGGCCAATACTCCCATCCAGGCAGATCCGCGTGGGGCTGTTTCATGGACACAGGGGCTCGCCAAGATCCTGCAGAACGTCGGTGCGGCGCGTCAGGAACAGCGGGCCGTCGAGGACGCCAAGCTGTTACGCGCACAGCGACAGCAGGCCTTGGCCGCCGCCATGCAGTTGCCTCCTGATCAGCAGCCCGCCGCGCTCATGGGAGTCGAGGGCTTCGAGGATACCGGGGCCAAGCTCATGATCGAGTCCTCGCGCAACAAGCAGCTTGCCGAAATGCTTGCTGCTGCTGCGCGGGGCAATCCTAATCTCGATCCGAACCAGCTCACCGTGCGCGCCACGGTAGGCGGCCCTGATGCCGCGCTTGACTATGTGGACCGCATGACGCCGACTCCCGCCCAGGAGCGTGACTATCGATTCAAGGTCGACGAGCGCGACTATACCCGCACTAGGGATGCCGCGAAGGACGCGAGAGACGCGGCCAGGGATGCCTATGAGGGCATCCCGACGAC